CCGTTTAGAATTATTTTGTAGTTTGTATAATATTGTAAAGGGCGATAAAATGTATTGGCCGAATAAAGATACTATTTGGTAATTGGGTAAAAGTTTAGGAGAATTAGACAAATTAAAGTTTTATTTCATTATTTAGGATTTATTTTAATAAATATTTATCAAAATAAATTTCCATTTTATAATTTTTTTTTGTCAACTATATGTATAATATGGCTACTCGTCGAAGAGGATCACGTAGAATGCGCAGAGGAAGAATGTCTGCTAAGAAACTTAACAAGGTTACTAACAAGCACATGCCCAAGTTGGCACGTGCCTTGAGAGCCGCTGTTGCGTCTGCCGCCCAAGCTCAGGCTCAGGCTCAGGGACAGGGACAAGGTCAGGGACAAGGCCAGGGACAAGGCCAGGGCCAGGGACAAGGCCAGGGACAGGGACAGGGACAGGCTGGCGGACGTCGTCGTCGCCGGGGAACCCGTCGTCGTTAAGCGAATTGTTCGTTAAACGATAATATCATAAAATATATATAATTTCTTATATATTTTATACATTTTATACCCCTACCAATTAAGAACTAGTTGGGGCAGGGTTCGTGCTATGAATAAGTTCTCTCTTGGTGTTCTCCAGCGAAGTTAGTTGAGACCCAGTAGTAATTCCAATTTGCGTTTCTACGATGGTTTCGTACAACTTTACACCCTTTGTAAAATCTGTTTCACAAGTTACGTAGTAATCAATAATCGTTTTACGTGTGCGGACAACGAGTGCTTGAAGCGTTTCTTCGGTTAAAGCCGGATTGATTCGAACCAACTTTCTCTCTGTTTTTGGGTCTATGTCGTATATAAAAAGGTCATTGATTACATGTAATAATTCGCCTTGAACTTTGTTAGATTTTTGCACCATTCTTTGTAGAGTAATTGCATATTCCTGAAATAATTGCTCCTTTAGAGACCCGTTAATCCCCTTTTTAAAAGGAGCATTTGAACCTTGACATTTTGGGTTTTGTTTATAGTCCTTTAGTTTAATATCACTAAAACGCCGAATCGGTGTTGCCGGATTAGGCTCTTTACCAGTAAACGCCTTGTAAAACGTCTTCAAATCTTCTTCATATTGTCTTTTTGTGCTATCTTGCATGTCTGTGAATTGTCCGGTTTTATAATCATACTTGTCCAAGTACAATGGATATAGCTCAGGAATCCCAGGTTCGTCTTGAAGCGTTTTTTTGTCGTTATTCATTTTACATATTTTTGGATGCACGTTAATTATCCCATCTGCTGGGAGATGCTCATAATCTTCGCCATATTTCAGTGCCTCTATCCGTTCATAACAAAGACCTAGTTTGGTAAGAGTCCTGTCTTTTGCATTTACAGGTATTTGATCCTTTTCAGACAAGGGGCGTTTCACTATATTCCCGTCGGCATCCTTGTACCTATAAACAGGGTTAATTGTCATTACTATCGCGGCAAATATATGTGCTATCTTCACATAGAATTTAGCAATTCCGCGACAGATTCGCTTCTTTTTCAACTTTGTACCAACGTCAAGATTGTTTAGGTCAGATTTATCAAAAAACGTAACCTGCTCCTTGTTTTCAATATCAACGATTGCCTTGTCTTTTGTTCTTTGTGCTAAATAGGTAATTTCTAAATCATTGAAATTTTTATCGATTATATCTGCAGTTAAAACAACCAAATTGTTGCAGTATTCCTCGTTATATAGTTTAGTCAAACTTTTAAAATCAGCCGTTAAAATATACTGGCTAGCTATATAATCAATAATATGACCGAATGATTTGCTTTCTGATAAATTTGATGTTGGTTGACTTGTTGTGTTTCCCATATGATTTATAATTAGATAATAAAATATACGACGGAACAAATAGATGCATGTTACATTCTATTACAGCTTTAGTATGAATTATACCATATATTGATTCTATCTTCGCCAAATGGTATAATTTAGAAGAAATGTTTATAAAAAAAATATAATTATAATTTTTAGGTCAGTATTTTTAATAAAATTGAAATTCTTTATAATTATATTGTTTAATACAAGAGAATGACAGAACGTAGTAAAAAACCAAAACAATCCTTAGCAGATAAAACAGAATTATGGAATATATTTGAAACGGAAGTATCCAATCCAATTAAAAATGCACCATTAGAATGTATTTATAGAGAATGTGGCGACAGAGAGAATTGCGACAGATGTAATGCAAGCTTGGCCTTTTCCGACGAAGGCTTCTTGACGTGTATCAATCGGAAGTGTGGGATTATTTATAAAGATTTGGTGGACCAAGGTGCAGAATGGCGCTTTTATGGAGCAGACGATAATCAGCACAGCGACCCTACAAGATGTGGTATGCCAATTAATCCGTTATTGCGCGAATCCTCCTTTGGATGTAAAGTGCTGTGTCAGGGTGCATCCAGTTATGAAATGCGCAAAATACGACGTTATAATGAGTGGCAATCTATGCCGTACAAAGAAAAATCACAATATGACGAGTTCCAAATCATTACGAACATGGCTCAAAATGCGGGCATGCCAAAGATGATTATTGATGATGCTATGAGATACCACAAAAAAATATCAGAATACAAGTTGACATTTCGCGGGGATAATCGCGATGGTATATTGGCGTCTTCCATTTACATTGCGTGTAGGGTAAATAATTTCCCGCGAACTGCCAAGGAGATTGCCATCATGTTTCACTTGGATGTGACAAGTGCTACAAAGGGGTGCAAGAACGCCCAGACAATTATAAATGATATTGAAAAAGATATGGACGCCGAGGAAAAGACGAGTTTTGGACGTACCAAACCAGAAGCATTTATAGAGCGATTTTGTAGTAAGTTGAATATTAACAAGGAATTGACTCAATTATGCATATTCCTTTCCAGAAAAATAGAAAAACAGAATTTAATGCCTGAGAATACACCGCATTCCATTGCAGCTGGCGTAGTATACTTTATTGCGCAGATATGCAAGCTGAATATTACCAAATTGGAAATAAAAAATGTTAGCGAAACAAGCGAGGTAACCATCAACAAGTGCTTCAAAAAATTGGAAAAAATGAAGGATGAACTACTTCCTGCTGTTATTTTGAAAAAATACACAACCTAGTTAGGTCCGTTAAATATCTGTTATTAAAATAATCGGGTATTTCATGACGTCTATTCCCAAACGTATATTTATAGTTCCCTATCGCAATCGCCCTGAACAAAAATTCTTTTTTTGTAAATATATGGAGTTTCTACTTGAATACATGACCGATTACGAAGTATATTTTTCTCACCAATCCGATGAACGAAGCTTTAATCGTGGTGGGGTCAAAAATATTGGGTTTTTAGCAATGAAGGCGAAATATCCGGACGATTATAAAAATATCACATTTATATTCAATGATTTAGACACTATCCCATTTAATCGTATCTTTGATTATGAGACTACTTCAGGAATAGTAAAGCATTATTATGGCTTTGACCATTCTCTAGGCGGAATAGTGGTTATGAAAGGTCAGGATTTTGAGCTTGTAAATGGATATCCAAATTTTTGGTCTTGGGGATTTGAGGACGCGTGTCTTCAAAAACGATGCTTAAATGCAAATCTCGTAATTGATCGTAGTCATTTTTATAAAATTGGTAGCCCCGAAATATTGCAATTGTTTGATGGAATGGACCGAATCATCAATAAAAAGGACCCACACAAATTACATACAGATACCGGACATACTGGCTTGAGGACAATTCATAAGTTAGAATATACGATTGAACGCACTTCGTCCAATGAAAAGGATAACCTGTACCAAGGTATGCCTGACAATTTTAGCTATATTAATATTACCTCATTTTTATCTGAAACGCGTTTTGAAGATGATGAATATTATACGTATGATTTGCGGGAACCTATTGCGAATATTACCAATCCTGAACCTAAAAGAAGAACGGCGAACGTGAATACAACAACCGAAAATTGGACTAATATACCTTATTATCCAACTATACAAGATAGAAAAGATGCCACACTTCGCCGTCAATTACAACCACAACCACCACGCACTCCACCTCCTCAGCAAGTATTTTTGCGCCAACCACCACCAGTTAATATTTTTTCGCAGAATTATGCCCACAAGATTCGTGCGAAGGGTGGTGGCGGCGGACAGCTTCAAAGCACAAATACACATCTTGGAGTAGCTAGGAGATAACTATGTTTTATTATGTTTTATTATTTAACAATAAAACATATTGTATTCAGTATCCAATATTTTCAGAGATTGAATTTATAGGTTGTATTTATTATACTATTCAAATAATTATTATCATTATTGTTAGCAAATTCTATACCACCGCTATTTGATAATGTATGCAAGTCTAAAAAATCTATGTTGTCATGATGTGTAAATGCATGATAATTATTTTGTTTATCTGGATAATGAATAATAACTAATAAAGTATAATTATTTGTATATTTGGAAAGTTTATTATTAAATTCAATAATAGTTTGTTTAAAATTATCAGAATGACTTCCCTGTTCTTTATTTACAAATATCATACTAAATAATTTATACTCTTGACTTTGAAGTAATAGTTTAAATCTATTAACACATCTAACATAATAATTATAATGATTTTCATTATTTAATGGGTTATGATGACGCCACATATGCGGACAATAATATGAATGTCCGCAATAACTATCTGATATACTAATATAATACGACTTATCTAAAAATATTTTAAAATCGTCTTCTATACTATGTATTATACTATCACAATTTGAAAAAATCCAATCAAATGGATAAGAACATTTTTTTAAATTATTATTTTTTAAAATTTGACTACTCTGACAAACTGTGCCTAATGAACACACATATTTTATTTCCATTCTTATATAATATAATAAATAAATTTCATCAACCAACCGGCTTCTCAAACATTAGTTGCAGATGATTTTTTTTGCGGGATTTCACAAGGCGTCATGTTTACAAAATGTTTGCTCGCAATTTCCACAATATCTGGCAAATAGTATTCCTTGCGCTTATTTCTATTTGTTATGTCAGGTATAAATTTATTTAAGACGCCCAAGTGAATATTATACGCTCCTAAATTGATTAATTTAACGGAACTTTCTTCTGGTGT